TCACCAATAATAGGAACATTTGTAAGATAACCTGCAGCAGCAGCAGCGGCAGAAGTCATGGAAGAAATAGGACCGGATGGGTGTTGTTCTGCGCCTGATACTTTATCATACATAGACCTAGCTACTTTCTTAGCACCTTTGATGATAGATGTTGCACCTCTACCTTCAGTTTGTTTATGATGATTAGTGTGTTGCATATTTTTACCTGGCGTATCACCATCTGAGAGAGGTGTTGGTAAAATAAGTTCTACTGTACCAGGTTTAAGCCATACATAGACCATGATTTGAGGAGGATCTGATCCACCATTTGACATGCCAATACTGGTATATGGTATACTGGTAAGAATATTCCGAGGTGTAGTAGTATCTGTTGCTAATTGCGTATTACCAATATTGAGATAATTAGTGGGTGAAATAAAAGGGAATTCCATTTCAAGAGTAGGATTTCCACACAGGTTCCAACCAATAATAGGTCCAGGCATAAGAGATCTTCTCATTGGGGTACTAACATCTTTTGGAGTATTAAAACCTGGCTCAATACTGATTTTGCCCATGCCAAAATGAAACGGTGTTGAAGTTGTAATGATTCGTATGCACATAGTGGCTCGGAGTAACTGAAAATATTTAACCTTGGAAGCTATTTGGACATTATTAAGGAAAGAATTCCATAGTGGTAATTGAAATGTGAGATTATCACTTTGGTAAATAAGAAGAGGTCTTGATAAAAATTCAGAAATGTCGTGCGAGGGATCAAATGGATAAGGATCAATAGAGAGAGCTGCTTCCTCTATAATTGTTCCATCTTGATCATCAAAAGTTGTAGTACCTACTACAGAGACTGTCTTGGTTGGAACATTTTCATCGGACCAAGCTTTAATTTTAAAGGATTTGTATAATTTATCACTAAAAGCTTGGATTGGCGAGTAATTGTCATTAATCTCCTCATCATCAACCAATGATGTTTGAAATGTAGTATCACCTGTCGCAATGTAATGGTGACACTCATCAAGAGACATTAGGGGTTCTGGCATATAACCTATCGATGATAGATCCTCGTAAAGAATATTATAAGCCTCAACAATTTTGAAATAAAGTGGGTCAGTACTATCAAAATGTCGTGC